ATTTATTAGTTGCTTTATTTTTATATTTAGCCATTATTTTTTAGCCGCCTTATCTTTTTGGTCTTGTTGGTAGCCTTGATTAGCACTTGTAGCTATGCCAATAATTAAACCTGTTCTTGATGGGTCTGTAGGTGGTTTTAAACTGTTGTATGTTTTAGACATGTTTGCATAGGCTTCGGTTTGTTGATTACCAAAAATTTGTACATCTCTTTCATGTCCACTTGTTATTTCAAGCCAGTCATCATCATATAGTTGACTAATTGATTGTACTATTTTTGTACTGTTAGCATTTCCTAAATTTATCTTTTGTGCAATCTCACCATCTCTTTCTGCTTTAGTTTTTATTTCTGCTATTGTTTTTTCTTTGTCAGCACTTACTTTTTCTTGGTCAATTTTGTTAAGGTCGTGTAAATATCCTTTATCGGCATTTCGTCTTGTAGCATCTTGGTCTCTTCTAATAGCTTTGTTTTGGGCTTTCTTCTCTCTATAAGCGTTATATTGCCCTAGTATTGCTAGACCTGCCTGTGCGTATGCGTTACACATTATTTATTCACCTCTTTCATCATTAATATAAATGGCATTTTACCTATGCCGTATTCTCCTATTTTTGTTTTTGGTTCAAACCCTAAAAATTGCAACCATTTTAAACTTTTCCAATTTCTTTCATCTACAAAATTGTAGACATAATCATAATCTTTACTCATGTCCTCTACCCATTTAGGACACTCTTTAATAAATTGTTTAATATGCTTAAATAAATCTTCGCTAGATAATAACCAAACTATTCCATATCCTTCTTCTTTAATTGGACTAGAGCCAAACATTCCAATCACACCTTCTGCTTCTGTGCCTACGATTGTATAAATTTTTGCATTCTTTTGTGTAAAGGGAACAACTAAACTTTCTAAAGGTGTTGCTCCATCTGAAGCCATGATTTCTTGCCTGTCACCTTTTCTCATTTTAGGTGCTAATTCTAACGCATCTTTTAATTCTGCTTTTCTAACGTAGTTTTCTTTCATTAAATCCTACTTGCTCTATTATGATAATAACCTTCAACTTCTGCACCTGCGATATACATAGGCAAGTGAGATGAAGATTTAATATCTAAAGTAAATTGTGTATTTTGTGATTGTACTGGTACTCTTAAAGTTCCTGTTGAAATAGCAGGCTGTCCTATAATACTTGTAGACGTACCAATTACATAGCCATTCATAATAGCTGTTGATGTATCTCTATTTGTAGGTGTGACTTCTACTTGGAAGTAACCACTATTTTCAAAATTAAATGTTATGTTTCTAATCTGGTATCTACCTGAAGTTACTGCAATTAAACCTTTACCAGTGTTTTCTCTTACAAACTGCGTAGACATTCTATATTTACTTTCATAAGGCACACCAATGTATAACGCTGTGTGGTTTCCAACGATTGTATAAGTTGACCCTGACGTGTTTGTTGCGGTGTAATTATTACCATTTGTTCTGTCTACAGCTATTAATCCAGTTTTAGCTCCATAAGGAGATGTAAACGTAGTTAAGTCTGTTGTACTACTGTACGAACCTGTAACTGATGTTTTAAGGTCAATGTAAACTCCATGACCTATTGTTGTATCTTTTAAATTTCTTAAATCTATTTTAACTAATTTCGTAGTAGTGCCTTCAGAAACTAATAAATAAATAAAACTTTCTAACGACATAGCACCTAAAATCTTAACACCTGTAAATGTCCATTTAGACCAAGCATTTTGTACTTTCTCTCCACCATCAAAGAAATACTTATAGATGTACATTGTGTTAGCGTATGTTGTAGACACTGTGCCACTGTAAGGAGCTGTTTGACTATCTCCTGTGTCTGATGTTAAAAATATTAAAGTGTCTTCTGTTGTATTACTTACAATTTGATAGCAATTAGTTGGTATTAAATTTTGTACTGATACACTTATATCTAATCCATCATTTGTTAATGTATCATCATCAGCAAAGTATTCTCTTATTGCTGTGTTGTTTGTTCTAGCTTGTGCAAAGTAAGCAAACTTACCTGCTGATACTGGCGTAACTTTATCATCATGTTCAAATGACGATACTTCATTAAGTATAGCTGTTGTAGGTGATATACTTTCACCTGAACTATCTAATTTATATTGTGCTGTATCAGAAAATAATAATAAACTTTCATTAAATCCTACAGAGTTTTTAAGTGTATTAACTTGTGTGCCTGACGCCGCAATATCTATTGGGTCAGTATCTAAAACTTGTGTAGATGTTGTTGCAAAGTAATTAAAGAATGAAGCATTCTCTGTTAATATTAAATTTTCACCAGATAAAATACCTAGTCTATTTTTATAATAAGTTAAATTATTAATCTTTTTACCAACAAATGTTGGGTCAGGATTACTTTCACTATCTCCACATACTCTATCTGTCCAATCTAATTCTTTGAAAGTAAATGTACCATTATTATTATTAATTAATGCGTGTGGCATTGTAGAGTTAGTTAGTCCTACAGAAGTTGCAGGTGCAATAGTTTCATTCCATACACCAGATTTTCCTGTAAACTTTACATAATAATCAGATAAAGTTTCTCCTTCTTCTCCAGTAATTTTTAGAATAACACCTTCTTTTCCATAAAAAGGTAATTTGCTAAAATCTTGTATTTCATCTCTAATAGAATACATGGCTGTGTTACCAGAGCCATCAGATGTAGTTATAGTGTAGTTTGCATTACCATCAGTAGGTTTTCCATAAATTACACTATCAAATGCTTCAAATGTAAAATGAGATGTAAAGCCAGAATAATTTGCTAATCCTTGTGTAGTAGACACAGAAGCATTAGTGTCAGTTCTTCTAACATTAAATCCTATACCATTTGCATTGCCGTCCCAGTGTGTGCTTGCTGTTCCATACAAAAGTATGTCTGTAATTTTATTTGTATCTCTAAATTTACTATCAGTAGCCGCATCACTACCTGAAGGTAATTGAAATACTACTTCTAATTCTTGTGCCATTGATGGGTGTTTCAATGCAACTTTATATTCTCTACCATAGTTTGTAAGTTTACAAACAACTAAAAATTCTTCTACTTTAGCCGCAGACGTATTACTATCTGCTGTAACTGTTGTTCCTGTGTTAGCTAAAAATGTGTAATCTGCAATGTTAACTAATTTAAAATTTTCTCTAGGATTTGTTGATGTTAAATAACTTGAACCACTTGCTATTGTTACAGTCTTTTCATTACCTGCTAAATCAAATACTTTGATACCACCATTATATAAAGCTACAATATATTGATTATTTGCATCTCTTTGTATTTGCCAAAATTTTGTTTTGTTAGAATAAATATTAGAACTATCTACTGTAGCTACATAATCTAAAGGTGGTCTTTTTGATAAACCATCTACTAAACCATTTTGTAAATTAACTTGGTCTTCTCCCTGATTAATACCTCTTTGTGTGGGTGTCTGTTGTGACATTCCATTTAAGAAATTAGGAATAGATTGTGATACTACTCCGCCCATTAGTAAGTCCTTCTATTCGGTCTGTGTATTATGTTAAGGGTATTTTGGTCGCCTTCAAGAATGTTAATGTCACTTTCTTGACTATCTGCTTGATGAAATGCCATAAGAGCTTCATTCTCATCTTGACCAATTAATGTTGTAATTTCTTTATCACCGATAAATCTTGCCGCAAATCTTCTTGCAGATTTCATTGTAATATATTGTCTTGCGTATTCTGGTAAATGTTCAAATTGTTGTACTAATACAAGGTCAACACTAGTAGGTGCTGAAGTAAATACGTCTGTGTGATTATCCAAATCATATAAATTTCCATTTCTTATTGTGTAGTTTAAGTATCTGTATTGAGAGTTTGCGTCAGCTTTAACGCAGTTTGAGGGTAGAGGAACTTTATTATCACTATCTAATGATAATGATTTGTAATTTACATGTGTGTTAAAATTCCAACCTTGTGATTGAATGGACATAGACGTCTCATTCAGAATATTTTTTGCTGTACTTACATCAACTGTAGTAGTGCCTGTAATACTATTTACTGGACTTTCACCAATAGTAGATAGCATTATGTTTACAGCTTGTAATTCTGAAGTAGGTGTTATTTGTGTTGCCATATATCCTTTAATTAAATTTTGTGTGAATAATGATGGGGGAAATAAATCCCCCACCAAAAGTAAAGAAACGGATTACGCTTCTTTGATACCGACTGCCGCTTCTGGTCTTAATACACCATGACCCATGCTGTATTTTGCAACCATTAACGTACCTTGTCTTCTGATGTCGTACTCTTTTTCAACAGCTAAATCCATTAGCTTAACAGTTCCTACTGCTGAAGGGTGAGATACAAGAGCAACAAAGTTAGTTAGGTTAACTGCTTGCGGAGTTGAACCTGCGTTAGTTGCTGAACCTGCGTCTACACCTGACGATACATTAGAAGCTACAAAGTGAGGAACTGGTACTAATTCAATTCCTGCAATTTTTGTAACTTTACCAGAAGCTACACCACCATTAGCTCCACCACTGAAGTCAACATTGACTGCATTAGTAGCGTTTGCTAATTTGTAGTATTCTTCTAGTCTCATAAAGCATTTTCTGCCTTCTGAAGGAACATAATTTGCATCAAGCTCTTTAGCCGCCGCAAAGATAGCATCTATCATTGCATTAGCCGCAGTTGCATCTGTAGCAGAAGCAATGCCTGTGTTAGTTATGTTAGTTGTAGCGTCTCCACCAGTTACGTTTGCACTAGCTAGAGTTGCTTGACCAATAGTTTGTAAGATATGCTTATCTTTTTGGAAAGATAATGCTCTACCCATTTCAGTAGAGTATGCACTTCTTACGTCCCAATGGTTTTTTGCCTCTTCAATATTCGATATGAATACAGATGAGATTAAAAGGTCATTAATTGTAATAACCTTTTCGGCTGAGTTAACTGCAGAACCTAATATTTCCGCTCCAACTGCGTGATACTCCGCACCTATTCTTCCCATTACTGGAAAAGATGCAGATTTGCCATTACTGATACTTCTTACCATATCAGCACCTTGTGTTTTTGAAGCTCTGTCAAATGAAGTAATTACTTCACCTGCGAATACTTTTAAAAACAGGGCATCATCACGAGTAGAACCACTATTAGCATTTCCGAATTTAACTGGACTTGCGTTTGACATTTTAGTGTCTCCTTATTATTGATGTTAATGTTAATAAAAGCCTCTTCAATTAAGTTATTTAGTCAAGATTGTCCTCCGCAGAGGGTCAAGTTATTTGGCTAAATTAAAGTTGGCAGTTGCCACGCATAAGCGTTGCACAACTATGCTTTCTTTTTAGGAAATCCTTTTTTCATATTTGAATATGCAGATTTACTAATTGTACTTTTTGATTTTGAACGAGAAGTACCTGCTCGTTTTCTTTTATTGATGTTTCCGTATAAACTATTTTTTGCCATTTTTTTCCTTTCTTATTGATGCTTCTGTTATGTTATCTATTTCTGATATTGCATGTTTAGCATGTACTAATTTATCAAACTGTGTTTTTACAGTTTTCATAAAATTATCATGGTCTGCAACGCCAACAGAATTTTTTAAAAATGTGTCAATGACTGCTGTACTTTCCGCAACTTCTGCGTCATACAGTTTTCTTAATGCTACTAACCACATTTTTATAATTCCGATTTAGCAAGTTTATCTTGCACTAATGCTTGATACGCAGGGTCTTTTGTATACCTGTCATCAGACATAGCGGCTGTAACTTCAGCCCAAGATTTGTAACCATCTTGTCCTGAAACTGTAGCTTTACCTTCTACAAGATTAGGTTCGTTTCCATTTGCTTTTTCAAATTTAGCTTTTAATCCTACTACTGCTAACTTTGCAGTTTCTATATCTTTAGAATTAACGGCTGTATTGTAAGCTGTCTTTTCTTGGTCAGTCATATTGTTTGCCGCCCAATCAGACATTTCTGTGTAAGCATCTGCACCACCAACTATATCTTTAATTGATTTTGCTTGTTGGTCAGCGATTGCTTTTTGACCTTCAATAAACTGGTTTACATAATCTTTAGGTATACCTGCTTTTTCTAATGCTTCGTATGATTTAGCATCTAGCTCACCTTTTTCATTATACTCTGTTGCTAGGTTATCCATATTTAAACCTGCACTCTCAACTGCTTTTTCAGCAATTTCTAAATCATTCTTTGGCTCTTCTTTAGGAGTATCTTCTTTAGGAGCTTCTTCTTCTTCTTTGTTGCTACCAAGTTTCTTTTCTAACTCTGAATATGACTTTGCTAAATCTTCAACACTGTTGAATTTTTCAGGTAAGCCTTCAGGTTTACTTTGTGTAACATTCTCTTCTACTGGCTTTTCGCTAGTAGTCTCGTCTTGTTTTATCTCTACTTTGTCTACCATGTTTCCTTTTTATTATTGTGGTTTAGTTAGGTTGTTTGCGACTTGAGGAACTGCTTTTTCTGCCATCTGCATCATTTGCTGTTGTTCCATTTGCTCTGCTTCAGCCGCTTGTTCTTCTGCTAGTTGCTCTTGTGATTTTAATAAACCATCTGTATCAATTCCTAAACCAATAGCGATACGTTTGATTAAATCATCAGGGTTTAATGCCTGAACAACTTGCGGATTTATCTGTGCAAGATTTCCTATCTCTGCAACAAATTCTCTTAATTTTTGTAAATCGTTTCCTCTACCTAATGCTTCAATACCAGTAATAATAGTTGGTTGAACTGTGCCTTTAGGTAATTTAGGTATTTCACTAGACTGTTCCATTCTTTTCATAAGTATTGCTACTAATGGTAATTGAAACTCTTGTGATAGTAATGAATATATACCACCCATAGCAGTCTCTAGTTGTTCTGCCATGTATCTGATTTCTTGTGCTGTAACTCTTTCAGCATCTCTTTGTATTGCTGTGTGTAATAAGAATGCGTAAGACATTCTTTCTTCTAATTTAGCAATAGATTTTTCTACTACTTGTAAATCATATTGTTTTTGTGCTTGTAGTACAGACACATCATCAGCCGTACCAGTAATAATGTCACCATTTCTAGTCATAGCTAAATCTTTTTTTCTAGTCACAGAATTTGGTCTCACCATAAATACTATTTTAGATGAAGCCGCCGCACTTTCTACAAGTGCTTGTGATAATCCTTCTAATGATTTTAAATCACCAATAAATTCTTCAACATATCCTCTGCCGTAATCTTCATTGTCAACTCTAACCATTCTTAATGCTTGGTAAGGCATTCTTTCTTTTTTAAATG